CTGGGGTTCTGAAACTCAAAATCATCTCCACATGAGATATAAACATTTATTTCAATGTCGTTATCCACAGCACTATTTGGTACTGTTAAATCATTCAAAACAAACACTGAAATTTGTCCATTATACTGCCAAGGATTTGCAGTTGGATAAGGCAGATTTGAATTACTAAAACGGTATGGCAACCCTTCAAGTCCAGGGTTGATAGCTTCACCATAATTTTCAGGTATACCCCAGCCTACTTCCACTGTAAAATCTCGTTGCTCTGAAATGTCTATAACGCGATTAAACGCAGAAGCAAAATCATTCAAGGTAGAATTAAACGGATCATACTGAATTTGTAATCTACCCTTGTGGAAATTGGAAGCTACAATCTGGAAGCGATACCTCATTGTACCACGCCAATTCCGGAAAGCCATAGCTGCATGTGCACATGGGGGAAAATAATATTGCAAATTCCCGGCCACAGTATTTTCACTCCAAACATAAGGAGTGACACCAATGGTCATCAGCTTGACACCTGTCCCAACAGCAACAGTCCACGGTGCAGTACCCAAATATGCTGACCGTGTAACGATAGACTGAATTGTCATTTCATCTGTAGGTCCGAGACCCACAGTACGCGGATCAATAGTGCATTCCTGTTTGACGTCCGTTGTCAACTTCTGACTACTATCGTGAACATTGCAATTAGCTGTATTTCCGAAATAGTGTGCTTTAAAAAGAGACATCTCTGTTTGAACCGGTCTTGAATATCCAAAAAGAGCGGCCATACTACCAACTCCATTCAACATCATCTGAGAAGCTCGCGCATAAGGAGCCATATATGGAATTCGAGTGAGAGCTCCGGCAATAGTCGCTGCTGTGGAGGCTGCTTTTGAAATCACACCTTGATACTCATCACCATCTCCACCAGACTGCGTACCATACAGTATATTAGTCGGTGTTGAAACAACAACATCTTCTGCCCAAGCAAATACAGTAATACGAACTGCATCAGTGGCACCATTGGCATGTTTCAACCTGTTGATAGCCTTTACATCTATTATACCCAACTCGCCAATTTTCGCTCGCGGAAGTGAAGTGTTACTATTCCAATGGAAATAAGGCAAAATCATCTCTCCTCCTTGGGATGCATTTGGATCCAAAAACACATGAGGTCGCGAGGTCATCCTAGTGACAGTTTGTTGATGTACTAAACAGGAAGAGGGAAATCAGACTCATTTTGTAATGGCGTATATGCAGCTACAGCCCGACCGTACAAAAAGGCATTACCATTGATCAAAAATTTCAAATGCAACTTGCAACGCAAATTATTGTAATTGTTGATCTTACGCGTAATAGTGGTGTTACCAAAATATGCCAACCAAGGATTGAAAAAATCAGAATATGAGGCATTTGTAGTTGCCCAATCAGAAGTGTGGATCAAAACAGGCCTTGATAGAAAAGCAGCCAATGAGTCATCTGCATTTTTTGTAGTAGCAAACGATGGATCACATTCAGCATCATGATTGAAAATCCAATTGGATGCCTGATCGTGAAACTCAACAGTCTCTGAAGTTTTCGTGGTGGGCGCTTCCTCCAAAGTATAAGGTACTGCCTGCTCTCCTGATTGAACATCATATACCATTGTCTCCCAATCAAAATCGCACTGCCAAGGGAAACACTGACAGTGCAAATCAGAATTAAAACAAAATTCACAAAGGAACTTTGGACGCTTGGACTCTGATCCGTCCTTGCGTTTTTTATACATAAAACAAACATTTTGTGTGAACTAAAATAAAGTCACCCATCACAATCAAGCTCAAACTGTGTGGGTCCAGTTTCAAAATGGTGATCAACCACACCTAAATAAGTGTATTACAATCGATTTGCAAAGCCTAAACATAAAATATAGAAACAAATATAACATGCATGGTATCCATATACAAACCTCTCTTTTTACTGTTTAACTAAAACACCCTGAGAAAGGGAAAGACTTTGAGCACTATACTTGTCCTTGTGCTCTTGCAGTAATTCGTCATAGCTCATCTCCAACATGGGTACTGCTAACCCATGAATAGAAGCTATTTGAGCCATCTCCTTCTGCCGTCTCACATACATGCTTCTTCCATAAAAGAACCATTCACGCAAGGCCCCAGAAATATTGGAAATGCACTGCTCACGGTTAGTCACACTCTTAGATTTCAACACGCTGTGTAGACTCTTAAAAATAGACATTTCATCCAGCAAGCCTACATAACATCCAATATCCTCATTGTATGCATTTTTCCGCTTCAAAAAGTCTGCCTCCCCGTCCAACATGAAAGGTTTCGGTTTTGACTCTTTATCAGGCATGGTAAACATAATATCATGCTCCCTCAACCATTGTGCAACACTAACATGGTTAAAAAAGCCATGTGAAGCTCGCACTGATCCCTTGACATCATCTCCATAAGTCATCAAGGCGACATTATTCCGGAAATTTGTATCTCTTGAAAACCATAGAGATTCATAAATGCCGAAAAATGCACACCTCAAAATCAAACTGTTGCCAACACAGTTGATGTAGACCGTCAAATTCTGTCCAGATGGATTTGAACCAAAAAACATGACTAAATCCCCATTATACGCAACCAATGGTGCTACCAGATCACTGACCAAACCTTGCATGACCTGAATATCTCTCTCGCTATAACCCATTGCCACAGCTAAGGTCAACAACACATCAAATGCAGCAAGAGTGATTTGCATTGGTAAACGCAAATCAAATTTGCTGTAATCTCCAGCAAAAATACGGTTCTTACCAAATTTCATCATATGTGTGGATAGTGTATGCCACTCTGGTCCATGTGCATTGACCCCTACTGCACATTCGGTTAGCAATGGAAATAATGACAAAAACCGCGCAATAGGTAAGAAATACATACGCACTCCCAATTGTAAAACCAAAGGCGCTGCTTGGAAAACTCGAACCTTATCCTTTGTGGCTTTGGTAGGTTCATCCTTCAGTGAAGCTTTG